TGGCAAATCGTTCCACTCGCTTCTGGCTTCGATCCATCGCGCGAGTAAATTCTTTATCTTTTGCCGAAAGAATGATATTCAGTTGTTCTGCACTAATTGCCATCGACTCGCCTCACCAGCTCTCTATAGTCACTAGAAGTCATGGCACCTGCACCAGCTTCTTTAGGTGAATGTGCATCAGACCACCCTTTGAATGCAACCCATGTATCTTTCGGGATCATATCACGGATTTCCTCTGGATGTAAGCCAGCGACCATCCCGTTGCCGATCATGGATCGGACATTCAGTCGGCTATGTCGGTGGCCTCGGTCTTTTTTTTTACTTCCGCTTCATCACCAACGTCAGGCATAAAAGCAACTCCCAGAACCGCTTGAGCGATTTGATAGAGACGCATCAAGTCTTCTGGAGTGCATTCATTGATGACCGCATCCGCCTGTGCGTCTTTCATGCCGCCGCCAACTAGTCCCAAAGCAACAAGATCGCGCACCTCTTTGCTGGTTGGCTTCTGGCCTCGGCTGAAAAAACCATCCCAAAGGTCAAAGATACCGCGATATTTATCCTCAAATCTCTCAATCTCACGATTGCGAAGTTTAAAGGAATAAGTGGCATCGCCGATTGTTTCGACAATGCCACCTCGCTGTGCTTCAGCAGTTATAGCCATTATGCCGCTGTGAACGTCACTGTGCCATTTGACTCAAGAGAGATGGAGTAAGTGACGCCACCCTCAGTCTCGCCACCAAATTCTAAGGAAGAAATGCGGAAACCGCCAGCATATGTTCCAAAGTCAGGAACAACAATCTCCATATTCACGGAATTGTCTGCTGCCATCGCAACAGTGTTCATCCGAGCTTCTGCTGTGCTGTCTTCAAAGAAACCATCACCAGAGACGCTGACGTTTTTCAAACCCGCCAAAGTAGCTGTGAACAAGGCACCTTCTGGAGTAGTGCAGTCAGGAGTTGTAACATCAATCGAAGAGTTGTTAATCGTGAGTGACTTCGAGTTTAATCCGCAAAGGTTTGAGAAAACCTCTGGGGTTGCAGCATCGCCGATTTTGACCAGCAAGGCGCGTCCGAGTTGTTTAGCCATAACTGGCCTCCATTGTTGTGCGCTTGCCCAGAGCGCCGGAGTTTAGGCGGTATCCTCAAGCATTGCTTGAAGCACAATGACAGCCGTGTATCCACGACCTTCACCATCTCTTGTAACCGAAAAAGTTTCAAATATCAATTCAACGAGATTGAAACCAGTAACCGTCACAGCGCTTTCCTGACGGTGCAAGGCGTCCTTTACCGCCTCGACTATCTGAACAGCCTCAACACGGCCTGACGCGCTTCGAGAATGAGCCTCAAGGCTAATCCCAACCAAAGCGCCTTCAATTGTGTCAGTGTCAAAAGCTGTAGGAGAGATTTCGTTAAATCTTAAATATGGGAATGTAGCATTTTGCGGCGGCTCATCATAAACCCGCGTGCTTACAATATCGGTGATATTGCTGTCGGCAATCAGTGCGGCCCGAAGACCTTTCTGCAATGAAAGTGCAAACCCATCAGCCATTGACCGCCTCCTTGATCCCACGACGAATGGCAGATTTTAAAGACTTTTTAAATTTTGGACCCTGAAGTTTTTGCGCCAGGCGTATATATGGCTGCGCCTCGGTAGTCCCGCGATTGCCCTTTTTCCGACCAAACTCAACTGAGTTTGCTTTTATCTGCGCATCTCTCTCAGGCGGAGCAGCCTCAACAGAGCCAAGATATTCGTTTGTTCTGTTCTCATATTTAGTAGAAATCCAACCCTTCAGCTCACCAGTGGCAACTGGAACAAGATTGCGAGCCAAACGCGCAGCAGCCTCAGTATTTCGCTTGATCGACTTAACTATCTGACGCTCAACGGCATCAGGCATTTTGTCGAATTGTCTGCTCAGTTTCTTCGCGCCAACCACCTTCATGTCGCAACGCCCTTCTCAATTACAAACTCAAGCACAGTGTCCTTAGAATCAAGCTGGATCACGTTCTTAATTGCCCAGGTGATCCCACGAGCGATTACACGATCAGCCGCCGTCAAAGTTTGCGTCACGCTGTCAGAGCGAACTCTCAGCGTTGCAAGGTTGTTGTCTTCCAAAACGCCGCCAGATATTTTCTCTTTGCCTCTTTGCTCAAGAATATCTGCTGAGCGCGCCACAAGGGTAGCCCACCCGGTATAGACATTTCCATAATCGTCAACCGCGCCAGACGATAGCCGCTGAAACACAACTCGGTCGCGCAAGAGGCCAGCCCTAACCATACCAACAATTCCGATAGAGGTTAAGCATTTCCTCATAGCCAAACGGTATGTTTGAAAGCTCATCAACGCCAGTTTGCTCTCGGTTATCATACCAATGGCCGATAAGCAGCATTAGAGCGTGTCGGATCGTCTGCGGGACATCAGTGATCGCGTCTCCGTATCCGATCTCATATTCAATCTTAATTGCATCTGACCGCTGCTGCGCAGCAGGCCATGTAAAGCTATCTTTTGGACTGATAATTGTAGCGAAGTCAGTTCCAAAAACTTGATAATTGTTGACATTATCAGACTGAATATTGCCATCAGTGTCGTAATACTTAACCGCAGTCACGTTTTGAACTGGGCCAAGTATTAAAGAAACATTCTGAGGAGGATTAGAGTGTATCCATTGCGCCCACTTTTGGCTGATCATGGCTTGACCGAGTACGCCGCGCACATCTGTATATGCAACGGCGACATCAATCAGCCGCGTCAATATCGTGTCATCGTCATCATGCTCAACTCGCAGTTGCGCCTTTACCTCCGTTAAGGTGATCGGAGTTATCAAAGGAGCATCCACTAACTCAAGTGAGTGATGGCATGAAAGCGGCTTTACCATGACTTATTCCTCAGAAACCGCCTTGCGGGTTTTTATTTTCTTTGTGGCGCGCTCAACCTTCGCTGGTGCTGCCGAGATAGGTTCAGCAATACCAGCTTCAATGAAACGGCTGGCTTCGGCCTCATTGCAATCAATCTCATCGCCAGCGTTGTGGCTAAAGTCGATCCCGGCCATTCCTGTTAGCAAACGAACTTTCATAAAAAATCCCTTCCTGTTGAAGCGAGAGGGGCCAATTGGCCCCTCCCTTAGTGCTTATGATGCTGCTGTGATCAAGTGCTTAACAGCCGCCGTGTTGGATAATACGCCGTCGAAGCGAATGTAGCCCAGTATGCCAAAGTCCGGGGCGAAGCGCTCTCTGGCCACATAGATGCTTGGTGCGCCAACTTTGCGGACATAGAATTTGGACATATCGCCAAAGAGCATGACCTTCTTGGCCGCTGCAAGGCTATCCATTGCTTGGTTTACAACTACATTGTAACCGAGCAAGTTCTGCGGAACGCCAGCCTGATAGTTGCCCATCTGCCAGAGATAGTTGCCGTTGCCATCTTTCAGCTTGCGAACCGCAGCGAGTGTGCTGTCGTTCATCATAATCGCTGTGGAAGGCGAGGTGCGGTAAGCTGGGTCAACAGAGTGAATGAAATCAATGATCTCATCTGCTGTCACGGCTGCAACTGCGGCTGCTGTTTTACCAGCGGCTGAGTTGGTTACGATTCCCTCAACGTCAGACGAACCAGAGCCAGTTGTGAGCTTGTCGTTGGCGATGCGACCAAGGCGCTCACCGATCAACTCGCCTAACAGGCTTTCCATGTTCAAGATGCTGTCAGCATTCAACTCGGCAGACCAACGAATCCACTCGGAGTCGAAAGCAAATGCGCCAACGGACTTTTGACCGAAGGTTGCATCTTTGCCGCCATCGTCTGTTGGCTGAGTGCCTTCAGTGTGAGCAACGGCAGTAACGGCTGTATCGTCAACGGTTGGGATGTTGAACTGACGGCCATCGGCTGAGTTGATAACTGTGAACAATGTGCTGTCGTACATTGGGCCAGTTGCAATCATTGCTTTCTCAATAAAAGTAGCAAGCTCAGTTGGGACAGTGTAACCACCAGCGGAGTCAGTCCCGCTGACTTGCGTGCGATTTTCACGAAGCACGTTGCGAACTTCTGCGTCAACAAAAGCATCGCCACCAGCAGCAATCATTTCAGCGAATGCAGCGCGGTAGTCCATTTTGAAACCTTCGTCTACGGCTGGCGCAGAACGATTTTCAAATGTTGGGCGACGATCAAGGTCAACGCTGTCACCAGCGCGGAGCGCGGATTCAACTTTTTGCAGACGCTCCACCTTTGCGGCCAGCTTGTCGTGATCGGCCATCATGGCGTCAAATTCACGCTCAACCTCAGAAGCACGAGCCTCTGGAGTTTCGTCGCTAACTTCGTTCAGTTTAGCACGGGCCTCGGTGGCGATGGTCGCCATCTTCTCCCGCAGGTCTTTAATATCAGCCATTTGGGCCTCCATCTAAGGGAACTGGTCTGTCTCACGACGATCAGATTCCACGCACTTGCCCAAGGTGCAGGAAAAAGGGCAACAGCGGGAGTCCGCTGCTATTTTTTACAGTTTAGACTTCATCCGAAGCCTTCTAACTGCCTGTGACTTAGTATTTGCATCACGATGTTTCTGCAAAGATCGTAAGCCAATATCTGTCCCATCATAAGCAGGAGTTGTTACAATTGAAACATCGTAAAGCTGCAAATCCTGAATGCTGCGAAGCGGCATGTCACCGCTATCGTCCCACTCTTGACGGGTTGGAACAAAAGCAAAAGACATTTTGTCTAAATCGCCGCGCTTCATCTTTGGAACAATGCTGCGAACATCAGGATCGCTTGCATCTAGGTATGTATCAACAAACAAGCCGCGCTCATCTTCGCGCAGGCTCAAAGTACCTGATCTAGTGCGAGCAAGAGGCAAACCGTCATGATTTACAAGAAAAACAACATCATCGTTGCGCTTTAACGCGTTAGTAAATGCACCTCGCTCGATAACTTCGCTGAACATGCCGCCAATGTTCGTTTTTTCTCCAAAAACAGCAGCATACCCACTGACCCGAATACCGCCATCATCCTCTGCGCGGACCTCAATCCTCTTTGTAGGGCGGAACTCACGCTCTTGATCTTCATCCATCTCAGGATCTTGATACTCTTCAGACTTTCCAAAAACCACGATTACCTCGTCCTCAGTCTCCTCAATGCGCTTGATGTGACGTTTATTTTTATCATCTTCATCATACGAACGAGCCGAAACCTTTGTGAGCGTGCTGAACTTGTGGCCCACTCGCGTTCCAGACGGCGACCAGCCATCTTCGACCTCACGATAGACCATAATCAGCGCAGCCGGATCTTCCTCAGTACCATTTATTTTGAAGTCGGTATCTGGCACGTTGATTTGACCGTTGCGCTCAATGCGCTCAACTTCGCCATAAGCCTCGCCGCCAGAGCTTTCCCAAGTGACATAATCTCCAACGCTTAACTCATCTGGCTCTGCGCGATGCTGCATTTTAGCCTCCATTTTTTTAGACAATACCACAGAACTGCGCTCATCGTCCACTCGTTCAAGTTGAGCATTAGCCCAAGAGCGACCAGCATCCCCACCCCAAAGCGCCCAGGCGATGCGCCCGTTGCTGGGATAGCCATCCTCACCAGGTCGGAAACCCTCTGCCTCTTTGTCAACTTCATGCCGCGAGAAATAGCTGGCCATGCGCTGCACGGTCTCCATGCTTAGATTTTCGCCGTTTGATATGTCACGCGCGCGAGCGATGCCAACCTCAGTGCCACCGCGACCAAACTCACGCCGCCAAGCAAGACCGCGCTCGGCCTCTTCTCGCATTGCTTTATTCGGTGTCGGCATTAAAACCCCCGACCTGCGCGGCAATCGGCACGGTCGCGCCTTGAACCATCAAGCTGTCACCACCCTCGGCGGGTGACATATTCTCAATCGTGCGAACCTCATTCGGTGTGCGGATGGCGTTCTGGATCGTGGTCGCGTGTGCATCCATGCGGGTCTTGAAGTCACCGCGCAGCAAGCCATCAACATTGAACTCAATGTACTGCTTGGAGCCACGAGGAAATAGCTTCAGGTTCATTTCCTGCTCAACCTGCTCAATCCATCGCTTCAAAGTGTGCTTCACAAAGTGCAGATCCTGCTGCTCTGTGTTGCTAAATGTGCCGTGCGTTAAGTCCTGCAAGAAAACAGGTGGCAAGCTGTAAATCCGCGCGATCTGCTCAATGCTAAACCGCTGCAACTCAAGCAACTGCATTTGCTCAGGGTTGAAGCCGATCTGCTTCATCTCGTGGCCCATTGGCAGCGCCATCACCGGACGGCCCTCACGAGCCAGCTTCGCAGTAGTCTTGGCAACGTCATCAGACGCACGGGCGGCAGCGGCTCCGCTTTGAAATGGACCTTGCAAAACTACTGGAGGAATGCCGCCAGATTGAAATGCCTTTGCGCCGTATCTGCTGGACGCGATAGCCATGCCGATTGCATCTCGGTTGGTAGCGATTGGCCCTCGCACATCTAAGCCGTTCGATTTCAGCATAAACGGAACGTCAATCACTTCGCTTGCAGCATAAGTTTGACTATTGTGCAGATAAACTCGAACCTGCCTGCGGCCCTCTGTGCGATGCTCAACGCGCGTATAGTTTGGATCAAGTGGCCAGAGGTTTTTGACAGCACCGTTGTCAGAACGCTCAATGTAGGTAACGCAACGACCACCAGTAAACACCTGATCAAACATATATTTGCGCCATTCAAATGACGACATGCTGTCGTTTGCTGCGTCATGCAGGATGTTCTCAAGCGGTCCAGTTACTTTTTTGCGACCGTTGGCCGTCTTGCGGTAGACATGCAAAGGCAATCCAGCCAGCGTCCCGCTCAAAAAATTCACCGCAGCCCAAACAGCCGGAACACCCAGCGCCGTGTCGGTGTTGACTGTAACGCCAGCCGATGCGGACATTTCGCCCCAACCCATAACTTGCAGAAAATCCTCTGCTGACACAGGTGAACTTGGGTTTTCTAAGTTGCGACTTTCTAGTTTGCGAAAGCGGTCAAATAAAGCCATCTACGAGCGTCCTCGATGTTTGTTGCAAATTAACACATTAAACAGCAATCGTAAAGGCAGGGTCATCCCAGGGAGACGCCGCAATCACTTGGTCATCATGGGCGGAAGCACCTAAAGCCATCGCTAGGGCGACTAAGCCATCAATTTTGCTCACACTTTTCCCTTTGTTTAACTTGCGGTTTCCAGCCGGATCGCGTTCCGCAACAGCTCCGGCAGCGCACATATTCAGGATCGGGTTGCCTCCGTGATGCAATTTTCTTTCCGCAACCAGCCTTTCGAGCTTATCAACAGCGGGGGCCATATCTTTAAAGCCCTGACCAAACGCAGCCATAGGGACTTGCGCACCGATTGCATCAAGCTCCCTTTGAAAGTCATTTATTCGCCAGCGGTCATAAGCCAGAAGCGATATATCGTAACGCTCGGAAGCCTCGGCCACAGCTCTGGCGACCATTGCTGGGATGATAACCGGGCCATCAATCAAGGTCAAAAATCCTTGATCTGCCCACAAGTCATAAGGCACCTTATCGGCCTTTGATTTTTCCCTAATGCCATCGGCAGGTAGAAAGAATTGCGGAACAATGTGATAGCCGTCATCCACAGGGAAAGCCATAACAAACGCAGTTAGATCTCGGCTTGCCGACAAATCCAACCCAGCATAACAACTCATGCCGGATTGAACCTCTGGCTCGGAGTTGTTGGCCTCCCATTCCGCGCGGGACAAAAATGGAGATGTCGCCTCAATGCGCTGGTTTAAGAACAACCACCTAAAGCTGTTTTCTTTTGCTGGCAAGCGCGCCGCCTGCTTTGCAAAGTCCTCAACGTCCTTCAAACTGCGAAACTCGCCCAGCGCTGGGTTCGCGGCCTTCCAAGCACTCTTGTCCAATATCTCGCAATCTTCATCCGCCGAGTAAAGATGACAAACGATCCGCTTGTCTTTCGCGTTCTTCGCATCGTCCAGCCAAATGCTGAAAAGATCGCCATCGGTCGCCGCCTGCGTGCTGATCGCAATTAACAGAGGATCATCGTGAGCGCCCTGCGCTGTCTCAATGGCCTCAATAAAACTATCAGTTGGACCTCTGACTTGCCCAACCTCATCCAAGATCGCCAAAACAGGTGACAAGCCGTGCGCCGTTCCAGCCTCCGCGCTGATTGCCTTATACTCAACATTCATCGGCAGGCCGACCAGCGACTTCTGGCTGGGGATAATCTTGATGATCTGAGACAGTCGAGGTGAAAGACGAACCATCTTTTCAGCTAACTTAAAAACAAGCGCCGCCTGATCTCTGCT